GTATTGCCACCTCCTGCTGTTTTTTCGGTGACCGTAATGGCATTGGTGCTCGCTGCCGCCGTATACAATGCATTGAGCGTCGTATTGTCATTAATAGCTGTTGCTATATTGGCAGCAGTTGTTCCCGCATCAGCTCCAACTTCAAAATCGTTGGCATCTTCTTTTGCTGTCGTTGCCGTAAAGGTAACCCCGCCAAAAACAATCGTATCGTTTGCCACAAAATTAGTATCAACGACAACGGTACGTGAACCAACTACGGCATTGGAAATATTATCTTTCAAAATCATAGCTACAATCCCACGCGTACTTCGTTCCACCGCTGTTGCCGCTGTGCTTTTAAATGCAATGGTAATACTGGGTAAGCCTAAGCTCATGTTTCATCATCCTTTCCTAAAAATAACCGCTTCTCGGCGGTTTAGTATTGGTCTTTCATATTCATGTGTAGTTTTTCCATCAAATCATAACCTGCATTACCGTCATATCCGGTACCATCAAGATATTCTGTGGCAATACTGATTTGTAGGATATCCTGATCTTCTCCTATGCGCTCTGAGCTTATAGATTTGATGTGCAGATATCGTTCTGTACTGACTTGGATCCCTTTGCCAAACAATTTCCGGATCGTATCCTCGCAATCCAGATATGCTAATTGTTTGTTTGATGCCGGATCCGCAAAAAATGTCAGGATAATACTCAACATATTAGAAGTAAAGTTTTTTGTTTCCGGACTGCATGATTGGACAAGCTTTACGAAAAAGCACGGCTGCCTGAACCCCTGCGTAATTTCATCCATATAATAATGGGTAGCAGGCTTGGGATACGTCGTTTGCAGCAGCGCAATCACGGCCGCTAATATATCTTTTTGCAGTAGCATCTAATCACCCAACTTTTTACTGATATCTTTGTACAGTTTTTCCATTTCTTCCGGCAGCACTTCCGACTCCATATGCTGCGCTGTCTTTTCTAGGAAATGTTTGCCCTGTACAAAACCAACAACTCTCCCGGACTTTGTTTTCTGCACATGTCCTCGGTCCACTAAATGGAAATGCGGAGAATTGGACCAGATATTCATTTGCAAATCTTCACCGGTATACCCTTGTACTTCAGATTTCCAAGATTTATTCAGCTTTTTCTTCGTATCATGCCCCGAATCCGGTGAAACTTCTTTTAATTCTTTTTTCATTTTGTTACCGACACGCCGGAGATGCTTTTCGCAAGTTCCCGGAAATTCATTGGCAACTTCCGTTAACTGCTGTTTAAAATCATCCAGTCCTTTAAAGGAAAACCCATCATCCGACATGAGAAACACCTCTCGTTTTCTGCGTGCAGTAAATTTCCAGCACTTCATGTGCCATGTACGGATCCGTAATCGTTTGGATATCATACTGCTGCTGATGATATTGAATTGTCATGCTGTCATCTATATTGGTACGATACCGAATCGTGATTTTAAACGGATTGGCGTCCTTTACCCGCTGTGCTTCATAGTATTCACGTCCTCTTGCTGGTTCAATACGCGCCCAAGTAGAAAAAATGACAACTGGTTTCTGGCTATCCGCCCCGACCTCGTTGTCAACATCCTGGTATCGAATAAATTGTACTTTACGATCTAGTGTGCCCGGATTCATGATGTCGTCACCACCGGATACGACTGACATAATGCAATATGATGAATCAGGGCTGTAACGCTATGTGGGAATTCACTCAGGTTACCGGGCTTTATCGGATTTAGCGTCCGATTACTATACCAATGCGCAACCAAAAGCCGGATGCAGACATTCCAGACATGATCGTCCTTCGTATATTGTTTTCCTGTTTGATTTTGGATATATTCTACCGCAGCATCCATCAACGATTGAATAAGTTCGTCATCATCGACCATATCATCGTCAATTCGAAGATATGCTTTTACCGCATCTACTTCCATTTCATCACCCCCTAAAAGGGAAAGACGGCGTTACCCGCCGCCTTTGCAATCACTTATTTAGTTGCCGGTTTTTGGAGCAATACAAGGCTGCTGGTATCAACGACCTTGCCATCCGCCAGCATAATCGCTTTACGGACAATGTCATCTGTCACGTAGTCTTCATACTGACGGAGTGTTACGTTGAACGCCGTATTCAGCACATAGTCTTTCATCCGGAAGATAAAGGCGAACGTAGCACCGGCTGCCGCTGAATCGAAAGACGGCAGATAATCACAAATGATTACATCACGGCCCAGTAATGTCTTATTCGTTTTGCCGTCAATGCCATAATTAGTACGAGCAATTGGCTGGCCGTTCGTATCAACAATTCCGATATAGTCCATGTACGTGGCCTTGTTCATGACGTATACAGAACCATTTTCATACGCAGACGGTACCAACCCTTCCGCTGTCGTCATAATTTTGTAATTCAATGCACTGACGGAAACCGGTGTAATAGTAGGTGTTACCGTTAAGATGCCAGTCGGCTGTCCGCTGCCGCTACCGCTGATGATCGCCTGTTCCAGCCCAATCACCATGGCTTCGGCAATGTTATTGGCGATGGCCGCTTCGAATGCACTCAATGCCATGGCATCCAAGTTCAGACTAACGCCTACAGCGCAACGCAGTTTATACGCGCCGAATACAACGCTGCCAGTTGTTTTCTTCTGTACCGGCGAGGTTGCACCGTCGGCTACCCATGTCGCCGTAGGTTTTACACTGGATACCGGAATCGATAAACCGGTGTTATATGCCGTCCGGGTAACAAGTGGCAGGATCATGCCAGAGGAAAGCAGCTTGTCAATAATCGTGTTAAGCGTAGTGGTAGGGATAACCGCACCCGCATCAGATGATGTCGTTACATCGCGATATTCCGGTGCCATCTTCCCTGTTTTTACATAATTAAAAAATGCTTTGCGGTATTCAACGGTATCATAGATATCGGCTACCACTTTACGATCTTCCTTTTTATCATCCGGTTTAGGGACAATATCAGAAGGAATCTTGCCAAGATTTATTCCATTTGCAATATCCAGGCGGCTACGGATTTCTGTTTCTTCCTGATTCAGCGTTTCAATTTCAGATTTCAGCGTTTCCAAATCAAGTGTGCTTCCATCGGCGTTCTTGCCTGTCTTTAACAGGGTACGAATCTCAATCTTTCTGTCCATAATTTCTTTTAATCGTTTATCCATATTAATTTTCTCCTTTGTAATTTCAAAAATTTTGATATAAACAAATGCCGGCTATCCAGCTTTTCTTTTCGTCCGTCCGGCCCGAAAAGGGCATTGAAACCTATAAGGTCATGAGATACAAGCGATCCCGCTGTTCTTTATTTTGCTTTTCCACTTTTTCCTGCTGTGCTAGCTTTTCGGCATCCCGCCTTGCGCTGAAATAGCTGCGTGCCGATATAGCGGAGCCGTCATCTACATCAATACTGGTCCCGTCATATGCCGGAGTATCTACCGCCGATACGTCCCATATTTTCCCAAATTTTAGAATACGGCGCGTACGAGTCTGCGAATCATAGCTATCACTCGCCACGGTAAAGCCGAATGACATCTTATCAATATCGCCGCGCTGAATTAATCCATATACGTCTTTTCCTGCCTGTATCGGCGCTAAATTCGCCTTGATAAACAACCCTTTATTATCCACGTTTAGATCCAGTGTCTTATTTCGCGTCCGGGCCAACACTAAAAAATCATCACTGTGATTATACTTAAAAGGAACGTCTGATAAATCAGCTCCGATAAAAGCATCTTTATCAATCACTTCTGAATAATCAATGCCGTCAATGGAACAAATCACTGTCGGCTGCTCCAACACAGCGGCATACCCCGTTACTATCATCTGATTGTCTTCCTGCTGATCTGCCGCCGCAAGCGGTGCCGATCGATATTCTTTATTATTCATCGTCATCCTCCGCTTCTGTGTTGTTAGTACTATCATCTGTAGTGGAATCATCCGTATCCGCTATACCGGCGACTCCCTGATAGGTATTTTGCTTTTTGCTATCCACGTAATTTAACGAAACAAATCGCTTATCACCATCCGGCAATGCATTAAACCCGAAAATTTCACGGAATTCATTGACGGTAAGAAGCCCCGTCTGCTGCAGGACCTGCGCCATGGCAACTTTCGATTTCAGCGAAGCATACTCTAACCGGTTTGTCTGGAATATAATCTCGTTGCCATACCCCTGTTCCCGTTCTGTAAATAGTTTTGCAGTAAATTCCTGACTCATCTGAATCGCCAACGGTTCAATTACTGATTCATAGAATGCGGTCCATTGTTCCTCGTTATAACTGCTGGTAATGATTTCATTACTCAATCCAAAATACCGGTATATGTCTTCCCGAGCAAAACTCATTTGCGAATGATCCGCCGTCTGGATATCCGACGTCAATTGATGGTAATCCACTTTAGAATCTACAATAGCAACGCCGGTTCCTTTGTCCGCCGCAGTAAACCGGGAAGTAAAATCATCCAATGTCTGCTGCTGATCTTCCGGTCTCATAACTCCGTTTGCCTTTAAGTACCCGCGAAGTTTCGTACAATTCTTGACGGCATTTTCCAATGCCTGTTTGACGGTATTTAAAATATTCAGCGGTGACCGGAGCGTCCGTTCGTTCCCTTCACCGAAGATGTCGCCGCGGTTATAATAGCGACGCAAGTGGATCAGGTCGGTATAAGGGACCGTAATCTGTCCGGCCTGAAAAAAGTCAAACCGACAATACAATTGCCCTTGGTAATCCCGGATCTCAATACCCCCGTAATCCAACGGATATATACCCACAATATTTCCATTGCTATCTGTTTTGACATACGCGAATGCATTATTGTAGGCGTATAACTGCGTCACGATCTTATAAATAAAGTCGTATGCTGACATATATTCATTGGGTCGTGTCGATAACAGCCCATCCAGACTATCGTTTGTCTTAACTACTTTCCCATCCTGGCGGCGAATATGTGACGGCTTTAATTTCGCCGCATTTTTAGCAATGGCATCGATGCAGGTCCGGACCGTAGCATCGTCGTAGGTATTCCCATCAAACGGGGCAAAATAATTATCGAACCCGTTTAACAGCCGATATTCTGTTGTCTGTATATCCGGTGAATAATCCTTTTTCCCAAAGATATTGGAAAACATACTGCGTAAATGAAGCTTCACTATTTCACCACCTCTCAAATGATATTCAAATAATCCTCCATGTTGCGAAGATAGACTGTAAAACAGTCCAATAATGCCATCGCAGCATCATCCCGTGTCTTGTTACTGCGATTTTTACAAGGCTGATAGTTCCCGTTGATATCTTGCTTTACCCGCAGGTTGGCAAGACACCACGCTAGTATCGGATTGTTGTTGTATACGACGTTCTTTGCCCGCAGTTCTGCTTTTAGATTCTGCAACGGAATGGATAACGTTTTCGCGCCCTGGATAACAATTTCCATCGTATGTTCGCCGTAGGTTTCTGTCATTTCCTTGGTAAGATACCCGGCGCCATAGGAATCATAGCCAACTTTATATAAATAAATATCGTAAGATCGTTGAATTTCGGCAAACCAGTCCGCTATCATGTGGTAATCAATCAAATGGCCTGGACATATTCGCAGCAGTCCACGTTCTATCCATTTTCGATACGGTACTTTATCTTCCCGTTCTCGTTCGTCCAAAGCATCTTCCGTCATCCAGCTCATGGTAAGTACATAAATGTGTGGATCCTCTGGTACACGAAAAATCACGCCCGCACTTGTTAAATCCGTTGTCCGTGATAAGTCAAATCCGCCAATACCATACCGCGGTTTTAATTCTGTAATACTGAAGGTTGCTGTATTTTTAATATCCTGCCAATCTAAATAGGACTGGCTGCTTGTTTCCGGTACATTAAAATCTTTCGTCAGCAGATCCTTCACATCTTTATGCCCGGCTTTGGCACGATTTACCTTTTCTGCCAGCTGCTGATAATCTTTGATCGTACCTAATCCCGGATTTGCCTTTTGCCAGCAGGACGAATCCCGCCATTCTTCCTTATCGTCTAATTCGTAAATAACCGGCAGAAACCGGTCGTCTACATAATCGGTAATGCCGTCATAGCCATTGATTGTATCTTCCGCCTGTTTATATTTCAGGTCATAGATATTCTCCCGAATAAAGCCAGCAGTACTTGCAATAATAATCAGTGGCTGCTGCCGGGCCGTCATACCAT